CTATATAAGATAACCCGTTCAAGTACCCAAAACCGAACATCGGTTTGGGATATATTTTTATAATAGTTGCCCTCTGGGGCAAAAGTCCTGTTCAAGTACTATATAGCCCCTAATATAACAGAAAATTATGTAGTGAGAGTACAGTATAGTACTGGCACATAATTAAACAACCGTGGGTCAAAATGTCTAACCCTTACCCTGACGTATAGACTTGGACACTTACCCTACCGCGTGTCCAACCATAGACCTATACCTGAGGGTTAGGTATTAAATATGTTACTCACTGGTAATATATAAACGAATTACGCAACAGTAATGTATCTTAATTAGTGGCGAGTGACTCTCACCCTAGCCGTCAATATCCCGCCCCTATATCCCTGCAATGCGTACAATATAAATGGAATCCGTGGCCTAAATTCCCTTACCTTTACAGCCTGCGAAAGTGTGACGGACATCACACGTTTACCTCTTGACACGCCTACATCCTGCCTGTAATGTTCTATCTGTAGCCGAGAGAATTACCTCGAAGCACTTAGCACAGGAGAACCAAATTATGACACGCAAGGATTACGTACTAATAGCAGACTCAATCAAGGCAAGCCGTGAGAATTGGGACGGCTTCGCACCAGAAGCACAGGAAGCGATAGACGGCCTAGCCCGTAGCCTTGCTTCTAAGTTAGCGGGAGACAATCCCCGCTTCAATCGTGAGACATTCCTCACAGCGTGCGGGGTGAACTAATGGCCACGAAATTACATTTAGGCGACTGCCTTAACGGGTGCGATGTGTGCCGTGACAGATGGCACGAAGATATCGAAGACCAGTGCCTAACCTGCGGGGTGGAATTGTGAAGATATCAACCAAAGCGCGATGCGTAGAATGCGAACGGGTGTTCGACTTGCTAGACGATGACGATGCAAATGAATGGAGTTATGGCCACGATTGTGAGGTGTGAGGTAACTCACAGCCCCAAACGCTTGACGAGCGCGAGATGTTCACGGCATCATTGGGGCACGAGATAGGCACAAGCCTATCCAACTAGACAGGAGAATAAGAAGATGAGCCAACCAACAGGAATCGCGCTAAAGGTTACCAATAAGGACGGGCACGTATCCTTCCCCGCTTATGAGGCTTGGGGCTGGGAGAAGATTAACGAAATAATTGCGGGAACTTATGCAATAGAACACGTTGCCAAGGTGGAAATCGTGGACGTCAATATCAGAGAGGGAATGTGATGAGTTACAGGGTACACGGGGCTTATGAGAACCCAAAGAAGGCCAAGCAGTACGCGAGATTTACCTCTCGCCTAGATTATCAGACACGAGAAGAAGCCGAGGCACTAGCCGAAGCGTGGAAAATCGAGAGAGACTATCCATTCATCTGGATTGAGGGGGGCAACTGATGAGAGAGTTCATCGAGAAGGAAGCCGAGTTCATCTTCGAGAAGATGCGCGAGAATGTCGGCGACCAGTACTGGCAGGGGAGACTTGACTCTCTCGCTGTAATACTAAAGAATCTACCAGAGGGGAAGAACTAATGTGCGAAGAGTTTAATGGATGGACGAATCGTGAGACGTGGGCTATGAATCTATGGCTTGAAAATGACGAGGGAATCTATAATGAAATGAACGGACTCGTCCGTGAGGAAGTAAAGGGGCACGATGAAGGCGAGACGATTAACCCTTATTACTTAGGCGAAAGATTACAGGAATGGGTGGAAGCCTTATTCGATTATGAAAATGTTATACATAATCGTGACCTATTCTTAATGCTTACCGATGTCGGTTCGCTCTATCGGGTGAACTGGCGAGAGATAGCAACGTACCGCTTAGACCTAGAAGAAGCATCGGAGTTAGCCAAATGATGCTCCAAGAAGTGGACACCATCCAAGACTTGAAGGTATGGGTCGAGGAGAATATGCCAGGGGCACGAGTGACAGAAGACAGCGCAGGAGATATTGTAATTCACACAGGGCTAGGTGCATCTATGGGTGGATACCTATACGAGAGAGAGGGCGAGTGATGCAACTAGCGACGTGCAAAGTATGCCTAGATGATTATGATTTGGAAAGTATGATTGAAGATATACAAGGGGCGAAGTATTGCCTACTTGATAGCGGTGAAATCTGCCTAGTGTGCGGTATCTATGGTCACGATTGTGAGGGGGAAGAAGAATGAAGAAGCAGACACACTCAGAACTATTCCAAGAGTTAATAGCACAGAGATGCCACGGTAATCTCTCGCTTAATTGCGAGGAGCAACCAGTGACGGCGTTGATGGCCGACTATGGCTACATCCCGCTATGCGAAGAACACTTGCGAAAGGTGGTAGGGGTATGAAAACAGCGACAGAGGCGGACGTGCTAGTGATAGCAGAAGAGACAACAGGGTGGATGCGTAGGGTGCTTATCACACACGAGGATATGTCTTATCACGCCACACTATTTTGGAATATGGGTGAGGGTTACGAGTTAATCTTCCGAGACATAGACAACCCAGAGTGGGCAGAAGATTACAACCTAATGGAGATGGACAACCAGACGTGCGGTGCAGTCAATGTCTGAGATTCTATGCGGAGATTGCTTAATACCAGTCAAAGATTGCGGGTGCTTAGAGTGACGATGTTATATCTAGCCCTAATGCCTATCATATTTGTATCTCTCTATGGGATTACAGTTAAAGATGATGGGTACGGTGACGAAGATGCACTTGACTAGGCTCAAAGCAGGGCACTATATTATGGGGAAGTATGCAGTGGTAAGACAGTACGAGGACGACACAATTATTTGGACAGTACGGGAGAAGGATGGCCAAGTGTGGGTGGTAGATAACCTAGACAAGGCCAGAGAATTACTAACTAAACTAACGACGGGAGCATAAGGTGAGACTAACAAAGCGCGGTGAGATGGTGCTATTCATAGCCGTACTTGTGGCTATGGCAACGGTATTGTGGGGTGGGTATCAGTTCATCAACCATATTTGGTATGTAGAGGGCGAAGGATATTGTTGGGGAACTATCACCCATTGTATGAAGGGCAAACTATGACCTACGGGTGTGGCAGTGATGCTTGCTTATCTTGCTACCCTTTCCAGTATGGGTGCGCCGATTGTGGCACAAGGTGGGAGCAACCGATAGCAAACGGGCAGATGTTTACTTGCCCAGAGTGTGACTATACAAACAATTCAGGACAGGAGATGTGATGTCTAAGTATGTGGTGTTATGCGAAGCGATGCCAGAGGGTGACGTGATATGCGAGGCAGAGAACGAAGAGTGGGAAGACAGGGACGGGACGTATTGGTTTACTTGCACGACGTGCGGGTGCGATAACGAGGTGGTTTACAAATGGTACTAGAGGGGGAGACTATGAAAAAATTTCAGATAACTTATTTAATCAGTGGCACACGGATGGTAGAAGTCACAGTGCCAGAGGGCACAGAAGTACCAGAGAACGTGGCAGAGATGAGCCTTGCAGAGTATGACGAATGGATTTACTCAGTGCAACACAGCAAGGTTACAGAGTGGGAAGACATAGACTATGCAGAGGCACACAAGATTGTGCGTGTGGGGTAATGGATGTCACACTTATTATGGCAGTGTTAGTTATACTTGCTATCCGTAAAAGAACTACAGAACTATTCTTGGATTGGTGGCGTGGATGAACCGCAATTGGCATCAAGATGCAGCCTGTAATGGACATCCAGACCCAGACCTATGGCACTATGAGAACTCTATCTATGTGGATGAGCAGCAGTTAACAGTGCTACGCACAGTGGAAGCCATCGAGGTGTGCCACAGATGTCCAGTCAAGACGCAGTGCCTACAACAGGGGCTAGAAAGCGAGAACGTCATCAGCGTGGGTGGTGTTGGCTCAGTGTGGGGTGGCCTGCTTACGGGTGAACGTGCCCTATTAGCAGGACTATCGGCCAGTCATAACTCAGTGCGACACGAGCAACGCCACAGACGTGATGTTCGGGCAAAGATTGGTAGACTAGGTGTATGAAAAAGAGAGTCTTCATAGTCATAGGAATTGTGCTACTTGCTAGCCTTGCACCATTGACCCACACTTTAACAGTAGATGTCAAGGTGGATGTCAAGCCAAAGATAAGAACCAAGGCTACGATGGAAGAGAAATACCGCAACAAGGCTATGGCTATGAAGTTTGCTCAGTATGGATGGGGTTGGGATACAAGTGAACGTAAATGTATCCGCCTATTGTTCGATAAAGAAAGTAAGTTCGACCATCTGGCCAAGAACCAGCAGGGCAGCAGTGCCTATGGCATAGCCCAGATGTTGAAGGAGACAAGCAAAGACCCAGCAGTACAGATACTTAATGCTTACCGCTACATCGAACACCGATACGATACCCCTTGCAAGGCGTGGAATCATTCTCAGCGCAGGAATTGGTATTAGATGTTCGACTTAACTGGTGAGCCTACCTTTGCCTGCATTTGTGGTTGCTTGATGTTCGAGATAACCGTGATGTGGGATGAGGAAGACAGGGCAGTTGGTTGGTATGATTTAATACAGAAGTGCAAGGATTGTGGCTCCATCAGCACAGCACCAACACCTATTGACGGGGAGATATGATGCCTACATATGAATACAAGTGCAACCTATGTGGTGGTACGCAAGAAGTACAGAGGGCATATGGTGATAGCACAGAACCTATCTGTTGCCAAAGCATAATGAGTAGAGTATGGTCAGCACCAGCAGTAAAGTTTACTGGCACTGGTTTCTATAGCACAGGGGGATAAGATGAATACAATACAAAGTTGGAAAGAGATAGTCGAACTATACCTTGCAGACTTAGCAAAGGATTACCCAGAGGATTTATGGGTTGACCCAGCAGAGGTAGACTATGACTCTAAAGAGTCTTGAGGTTCCAAGTCGTCATCTCTGTATGGCTTGAAACCACCAACCTTATGGATAAGTTTCTTGATGGCACGCTTGTGTCGCATACGCACAGCATCTTCAGTACCCATATCTAATTCTTCACCTATCTTTGCAAAGTCTAACGACTCAGCGTGACGTAGGAATAGTATCTTCCTGTCATCCTTAGGTAATTTCCAGAAGGCATAGTCAATCTCAATCATCATAGCCATCAGGTTGCCACCTTCGTTAGGTGCAGAGGGACGGCCTGGCCTACCAAGATTTAACTTAGTGGTCACACCGAACTCACCTCGTAACACAGAGGGCAACAGTGCCTCAACCATATCAGCCTCATAGTAGAACAGGTCAGAGGTTTCATAGCCACCTGACTTAGCCTTCCAGTGTTGGCAGTAATCCAATGCTTGATTGCGTAGGCTACGATAGATTAAGTTCTTTGCATCACGTTCACCGATAGCCTCCCACGTATCTAACTTTACGGGATGCTCAACGAACCATTGGTACAAGGCTTGGCGTATATCTTCTGGTTCAATCTCAAACTTCTTGTGGTACTCAGCAGTTACCGAGTCAATGATATATTGCCAGCGTTCAATTCTATTCCACTCTATCGTCATCTTTATATTTTCTCGTCGCAGTCATTAGGTCATCTACTGTAATGAGGAAGCCTTTACTTTGATTAGGTGGTATGAAGCAACTAATCTCTCTACCAAATTCTTTCACCGCATATCGCAACACATCAGTAGGTACGATGAGGGTTGATTCCTGTAGCACAAATGCCCAGTACCCTGCCTCAGTTACACCTAGCCCAGAGGGTGCCCAGTCTCCCACCTTTTGGAAGAAACACTCAGTCTCTATGTATAAGTTGTTGGTCTTGAACCACTTGCGGTCACGCTTGACTTCAACAGTAAGGTTACCAGTAAGCAACTCATCTACAAGTTGTTCGCCTTTGCGACCATAGCCAAAGTCTAAGTCAAATGATGACTTAGATGCCATTACTTATCCCACTTTCCTCGTAGAACTAACAGTGCAATTATACCATAGTTTGCTAAGTCCTTGAAAGAATCCTCTAGTGGTTCGTGTTGTGCCTGTGTGCCATTGTCAATCAAGTTGTTGATGCGTGCTGTCTTATCGTGCATACGCACACGTAATCCATTGAGTGCACCACCTGGTGAGTCAGAGATATTCTTTGGGCCATAGTCTCGATGCTTGCTTATCAGCAGGTCACCGAGTTCTTTCATTGTCTCTCTTACGTCCTGCTCAAAAGTGGAATTGACAGGGTTACTTTGAGGTAGTGGTCCTCCACGTTGTACGACTGCACGTTCAATCCTTGCTCTACCAGATGGGTTATAATCTGCCATATCTCTTCACGCTCCGCCTTCTCCATCGTCATCCTTTGTCAATAGTTTCTTTAGTTCTTCATCAAAGTTCTGCAACTCTGTCTTCACTACCATATCTTCTACCAATTCGTCAACCATATCGTAACCCATCTCAGATGCAAATAGAGTGACGTATGTTGATTGAGTAACCAATGCAATCTTATCTGGCTCATCCTTGTGGTAATACATAAACCTTAGCAATGAACCAAGCAACAGTTTGAATCCGTTGGGTAGTACATAGTAAGGGTTGAACTCTTCATCATCTTCTAACGTGTGGTCTATCAAGTCGAATGAGTTGTCGAATTGTTCCTTACATTCGTGACAGTAAGACTCAGGTGGTTCGAGTTCATCAAAGTCCATTCTTCATATCCATCTTCTGATGGAAGTAGTTGGCACCGTCTTGTACATACATAGAGTTGACATCGTATCCATCAGGTAATTGAATGATAGTAACTGGTAGTTCTCTGGCTAGGCTACGAGCAAACTCTGTGCCAGGTTGGTCACCATCTGCAAAGACAAAGACTCTTTCAAAGTCTGCAAGCAATCGTGTGTAATGTTTCTTCCAACTGTTAGCACCAGGTACACCAACGCAAGGTATGCCAATGACAGAAGAGAGAGTGAGCGTGTCAATCTCTCCTTCACATACACCAATGTAATCACCTGCACGTTCTACATCTAGTACGTTATACATCTTGGTCTCTGCTCCAGTCAATCCCATATACTTAGGTTCAACCGCAGGGTTTAGTGCACGAAATCTTAAGTCAACAACACCAGTCTTAGTAACGTAAGGTATTGCTAACCTACCCACCATTGCTTCGTGTCCTACTTCAGGCTCCGCGACTACGCCTAATTGAGCCAGACGTGCTACCTCCAGAGGTATTCCCCTGCTTGCTAGGTAGTCTTGAGCCAGAGAGATGCTTGCCGCGTACTTGTTCGCTGCTTTGCCCAGTAATTCCTTCTGCAATGCGCTTTGCTTCACGTATGTTTACTCCTTCTCTTGACGAAATAATTTGGAGCGAGTTACCTTGAACGCCACAGGCAAAGCATATAAAGATATTCTTGTCGAGGTTGGCTGAACCAGACTGGTGCGTATCTGAATGGAACGGACACTTAAGGTTGACTTGCCCGTGCCTTTGTCGTATGTTTGCACCATAGTGTGCGAGGACATCTGCGATGTTTGGCAAGTCACTGTCAATTTTTATCACCATATCCTGCATCCCTTAATAGTTTCACTGCATCCTCCAGTCTAAGTAAGCAAACCCAATCGTCTACTGACTTTTCACCTTGCCCGTTAAGTCTTAAGACTACTAGGCCAAGCAATCCTTTATCTCTATCCTTGAGTTGTGCAATAGCAGCAGCAGGATTAAATCCTGTTCTTGCCTTTACTTCCCAATCAATACCGACAGTGCCAGTAATGTCAGTACCACTACGACCAGCACCTGTGCTCTCAGCAAACGGAAACCCGTTCTCTGCAAGATACATAGCCAATACTTTCTGACTGCGGTAACCCCTATGTTTACGCGATTGTGATGCCACTCAGTATGCACTCTTATCCTTACGCAAGATGCGGATAGCCCAGTTCATACCAACACCTACGCCCTCTGTCCACTCATCAGTGACAGGTGGCTTGGCTTCTTCAATCTTTATAATGAATAAAGCAATCTCTTCTGCCACCTTAGCCATTACTAATTGACGCATCTCTTGCGTGAGGTCATCTTCTTCTTCTCTAAGCATTATTGTCCTTCTTCCATATCAACCAGTTCCATTCACGCCCTAAAAGGATTATACTAAAACCATAATCCGCTTCATCCCATTCATATCTACCAATGTAAAATAACTGCGACATCAGTTCTCTGAACGGTGTTAATGTTCTACTGCTTCCTTCATATTTTATTTTCATTTCTTATCCATTCTCTGGTATGTCTTCGATGTACATATACTCAGGGTTAAATGATAGCCAACAAGTCAGGTTTGCGTTGGCATCGGCACGCCCATATCTATTCTTTACAGGAGCGACAGCCATAGAAGTACCGACAACACCCAGAGTGCAGATAAGTGCAGGAAGTTGTGCCACCTTACCCTGGAGGGCAGAACGAGGTTGGCAAGGGTTACCCATAACAGCCTCAGAAGTGTGGTGTAAAATAATAATAGCAGTATTAGTTGCACGAGCAAGGTATTTCAACTCCTTCATAATTGCACGCATTGATGCGAACTCTTCGCCACCATCAGTGGCTATGTCCATCAAGTTATCTACAAAGATAGCAACAGGTGGGCAACCCCAGAGTTCTTCAAATGCTTGGACTTCTTCATCTATATCTTGCAAGGTAGGTGAAGATTCAAATGACCAGACAATGTGGCTACTCTTTTGTAGCACAGCCTTAGTCCAACCAGGGTCAGCATTCATTAGGTTCTCAACATCAGTCTGGTTCTTACCAGATATCATTGAGGCTAGGCGCATAGCCATAGTGTGTGCGTTGGTATCTGCTGAGATGTATAGGCAAGGCACCTTCATCTTCAACGCTAGTGCGATAGCAAGTGTTGACTTACCTACACCAGGTGTACCTGCGAGCATAGATACTTCTGACCTACGAAATATAATCTTATTGTTATCAAATGTTTTGAAGCAACTTGGTAGCGGTTCACCGCCGATGTCCTGTCGTCCTACACTTCTTACTAAAGTTCTCATTGCTTCTCCTGTCTTAAGTTGGAGGAGAGGTAATCATCTTCCCCGTCTGACTACCCCTCCACCAATTCTTATAGCATCTCGTCCTGTATTAGTTGACGGGCTTGCATTGGTCTGGCGTTCCCTGCGGTGTTGGACAAGCCCAGAATGCGTAAGGCTTCCCATTCGTCTTGCTGACTCCTTGACGGAAGATGCGTGCTCCGTGTACGCAAGTCGGTGTAGACATCCCGCCCACCCCAACGGACGGAGTTGGCGCCTGGGTTGGAACGAAGGATGGCTGCTGCGCGGTGTCTTGAGTTGAACCGCCAGTCGCTAAAGGGAGCACTGTGTATGCAGCACTGACCGCCTTAGAGGTAGCAGCAATCTGATGTGAATAATCTGTGATGCCTTCGAGTAGCACGCTGAGTTCATCAGCAGTGTTAGCACGAATGTTAATCAAGTCACCATTAGGAGACTTAACTGACACCTGTAACTTCCAGTTTTCTGTTGTCATTTCTTTTCCTTTGTGAATTGGCAATGTGCTGTGAGTCCACAGAAATTGCACGATTGTAGGTTCGGTAGAAATATACCAGCCTTGCGTGCCTTGTCAAAGCCTTCGACAAAATACTCAAGCGTGTCCAGAGTATATCTACTTAGGTCAATCATCTCTCCTGTCCCCGACTCACGAGACATCCAGTAGTTTCCTAGATTGACTTCTACTCCTATCATCTGTTCGACTCCTACTTTGTAGAAGCCTAACTGAAGGTCAGAGGTTGGGCGTGTACGTGATGTCTTCAAGTCAACGATAACTAACTTACCATCTACCTCAAAGATTCTGTCAATAAACATCTTGACTGGTACGCCTGCAATTACTGGGTTCAACTCCAGTTCGATGGCACGAGCACCTTGTGGTGTTGTCCAGATTTTCCAGTTAGGATTGTTCTTGCGCCACTTGATGTAGTTGTCTACCCAAATGGAACCATTGGTATCCCACCAAACGCCATCCTCTTTGTTAGGATTGGCTATAGTGGACTTGCCTGCACGTCGTGCAGTGTTGAGGTCTAAGCCTTCAGTTTCTTTCTTCCAAGCCTTAGCCCATAGTTCATTCGTTGTCATAGTCGTACAACTCCGTTGCGTAGTGGAATGCACGTCCGCCTGCTGACCAGATACTTGGTTCCTC